GGCGGGCGTCATTTCCCGCCAATCGGATAGGCTCAGGCCTGCGCCGATGGCGCTTTTGATCTTGTCTTGCGCTTGGTAGCTGTCGGATCGGTCGTGGCGGACGATCCAGCTAAATCGTCTGCTTTTTTTTTACGCTCTTCGGGCGGGATGAACGCTGCCAGAAGTAGATCTTGCGCCATCGCTCGGATCCGATGGTTCTCACTTGGCGGCATGTCATTGATGAGCTTGTCAGCCGTCTTGTCGTTCAGGCCAGCACCCACCAGACCCAAAGCAACCAGATCGCGGCAGTGACGCGCCTGTGGCTCACCCTTGCCGAGCAACTGATCCAGCATAGCGAAGATGCCCACACCGTGCTGCCGCTCGAACCGCTCGATCTCGCCATTGCGCAGGATCAGCGGGCGGCTTTCACCGCCCAACTGCTCCAGCGTTCCGCCCGCAGGGGCTTCTGCTGTAATTGGCATTATTCAGCAGCCGTAAATGCGACAGCGCCGGAAGATGCCAGGGTCAGGCTGTAAGTCACCGGGCCCTCCTGTTCGCCACCGAACTCAACGCTGTTGACGTGGAACGCGCCTTCAAAGGTGCCGAACTCGGGGACGATCACCTGAAAGTTGCCGATTGCATCTGCAGTGTCGGCAGCGCCCGTTCCAAACGCGATAGCTTTGAACCGCGTCAGGGATGTGCCGCCCTCGAAAATACCATTGCCGGACACTTCGATAGACCTCATTCCGGTCATGACTTCCTGCCAGAGTTGCCCGCCGGGGTTCGTGCAATCCGACGTGGTCACGTCGAAGTTGTTGTTGTTCACGTTGAGCGTCTTTGACTGAATGCCGCAGAGTGTGGTGAACGCTTCGGTTTCCGCGCCATCGCCGATCTTGATCAGCAGCAGTCGGCCGTTTTTCTTTGCCATTTTTAGGCTCCTTTATTGTGTATCAAGCGCTTGCCCAAGGCACATGAACCGGGCTTGCAGGGTCACCCCGGCAATTGGTCAGCCATCAAGCAGCGCAACAAACGCGACGATAGCCGTGTAGCTTTCCCCGTCACTGTCTTGCGCGACGGTCTGTGTTTGCCATTGAACCTGCACGGCTTCGTAGCCAGCCACCGTCAGATCTGCTTCGTCTAAGGCGGTTACGATCGCCTCAGCACATTTGGTGGCCTCGACACGCCCAGAGGTCACCGGACGGCTGTGCGCCTCAATCCCGAACGTTAGAGATGCCGCAGCTTTGCCATCCGTCCGCAATGGACGCGGTTCAATCCCGCCGATCCGAACATAGGGACGCAAGGCAGCCTGTGGCGGCTGATCATAGATCCGCGCACCCACCAACGCCACCACGCCGGCGTCCGCCTTAAGCTTCGCGACTAGGGCCTTCTGCAGGGCCAGAGCGTATCGATCGGCCATCACTTCACCGCCTTGATTGCATCACGGATAGCCTTGCGGCTGCGCGCTGCCCGCTTTTTCTTGGTTCCGGCCAACGCAGGGTTCACAAATGGACGCGGCCCGCGATCGCCCTCGATGACCTTGGCCTTTGGTCCAAAGTCGATCAGCTGTGACCCATCGGGGCCAGGCATATTCCGGATAACCGCTCTGCTGGCCCCACTGCGCTCCGGAATAAGCACCTTGGCGAGATCCACGATCATTTCTGCATTCTCGCGATTAGCATCTTCGAAACTCGCCTCGATCTCAGCCGTGATCTTGCGCAACATCTTCTTGCTGGCACTGAAACCGGATTTCTTCACTGCGCCACCCCCGCTTCGACCAAGAGGTCCAGCATCGCGCCCTTGTCGTCTGCGTTCGCGATACCCCGAATATTCCATGTCTCACCGCGGGCAACCGCCTGATCAGCTTCGGTCAGCCCACGCGATTGAATGCTCGACCTGATGCGGATCGTGGCAGTGCGGACGTTTTCGACCGATCCTGCAGCGACACGTTCCTTGCCAGTGGTCTCGCGCACATTTCCCCAGACCGTGAACAGCGTCTCGAATGCGCCTTTGACGTTGCCATATTCATCAACGTCTTCCGGATTTTCACTCTGACGGTTGAACGTAACGCGATCGCGCAAATGGCCGGCCCTCATAGCATCACCCGGTAACGCGCCAGAAGCGCATTCACGGCCAGGGGAAGTTCCGCGACCGACATCCCGAGCACCACCGTCTCACGGTTGTCATACCAGTGGCCGACCATCATCTTGATTGCGACCTTGATGCCGTCGAGTTCCTTCGCTGCGACACCGAAACCCGCCGTCAGTGTGATCTTGACCGGATAGCGCGTGTCGCTGAGCTCCGGCGCCTGAAATCCATCGACCCACTCGAGAACAGTTCTGGCCGATGGCGCATCAATGATGACCAGCTGGTTTTCAGGCACGTCTGTTTCTGTACCGGATTTATCCAAATACTGGACAGTGACCGCCGACACCGGCTCGATCGGCAAGGCAAGACTGCTGGGCCAAGCGTCCAGTTCCAACAGCCATTGCTGCTCGATAATGGCCCGCCCGAGAATACCGGACGGGCCATCAAGATAGTCAACTGCAGCGGCGATGAGAGAATCAATCAGGGTATCCTCCTCATCGTGTTCGACGCGACAATGGAGCTTCGCCTCGTCCCGAGAGATTGGCAGCTCAGCAGGAGCCACTGTGCGTGTCAGCCGCATTGATCAGCCCTTCTTCCCAGCGGGGTTTGCGGCAGCATCAGCTTTGGCCTTTGCGGCTGCATCGGCGTCTGCCTTCTTGGCGTCAGCTTCTTCCTGCGCTTTGGCGTCAGCATCCGCCTTTTCCTTGGCCTGAGCATCGGCTTTAGCTTTGGCGTCGGCGTCTTCCTTCGCCTTGGCGTCAGCCACTTCCTTGGCTTTGGCATCTGCGTCGGCTTTTGCCTTGGCGGCAGCAGCTGCCTTTTCCTTAGCATCAGCCTCTTCCTTCGCCTTCGCATCAGTAGCCGCCTTGGCGTCGGCATCAGCTTTGGCCTTCGCCTCTTCCTTTGCCTTGACCTCAGCTTCCTGCTTCTCTTTGGCATCCGCGTCGGCTTTGGCTTTAGCCGCTTCTCTCTCGGCGACCCGACGCTCATATTCGTCCGGATCAACAGCGGTGCCAGATGCGATCAGCTTTTCAGCCAGAGCATCATTGAATCCCGCAGTCTCACCCGCCTGATACATCTGATACGCCTTGATCAGGCGTACGATCTTCATTGTGGCAGGCGGTCAAAACCGCCAAGGACCATCACCGACGACAGCGCCGCTGTGTCGGTTCCGGATGCGCTCAGGTTCGGGGTGAATTCCGCCCGGACATAGAGACCGGCGCCTGCCAGCAGAAGATCAACCTCGAAGGTACCCGCCACGGTGCCGCCACCCGCTGGGCCCGTTGCGACCACGGCGCTCGCGCCGGATACCAGAGTGGTCGCGTCGCCCAGGTCATCAGCGTTGCCGCTTTCGACCTCATAGGCGATCGACAGGGTTTCACCTGCTGCGAGCGTGGCGGTATAGGGGATCGCCAGCACGCCGGACAGAGGGTGGCCATTCTCCATCAGGTCGATAATCCCCCCCGTGACGGCTGTCGCATCACCGGTGCCGCCCGCCGTGGCAGCAACGTTGGCCGAGGCACGCAACACTGAGATCAGCGCCCCGATGTTTCGCAATTGAGTGGTCATTTCACTTTCTCCTTGGGCAAGGCCCATTTGGGCTTCGGCTGGGATTGCCCGAGCCGAAGCGTGTTAGGTTCAGAAGTCGGTCAGGGAAGGTTTAGCCGGCTGTGCCCCAGGTCACGCCGGTCATGATGGACAGCGCAGCCAGATGACGCAGGCCGATATCATGCTGCATGATCATGCGCATAAGGGTTTCGTCACGGCTGAAAGCTGCCTGCATGGTGCCGCTGGCATCCTTGTAAGCCGCTTCTGTCGACATGGCGATTTCGATACCCATGTGTTCGCCAACCATGACATGCGCGGGATGAACCAGCATGATTTCCGACGCAATACCGCCACCGCCGAGGTTGTCCGGGATCTCGGTCGTGATGTGGACAGGCTTCTTGCGCAGCATGTTTTCGCCCATCTCGGGATAGACCTTGTTGCTGTTGCCGTCGCGCAAGTTGGTCAGGAACATCGCCGAGCGTGGCGACATGATCCAATGCGCGCCGGTATAGACGATGTTGTTGTTGCCGAGCGCCAGTTCCATCGCGCCAAGATCGTTGTCGACCTTCTGCACGTCAGGGGAAGCCGTCATGGTCAGGATGTGCGTCGCCTCAAACGGGGTGCCGAGGTGCTGGTAGCGGAAACCCTTCGGCTTGTATTCGGTACCGGCACCGCGCAGGAAGTGACGATCCTGAATTTGCGCGGCATCTTCGACGGCATCGTCGCGGATCATCCGATCGACAGCCGTCGAGCTGGAGCGCAGAAGATCATTCGAGACGGGGATAATCCCGCTCAGCTTCTTCGCCGACAGCTTGACTTGTCCGTATTCGTAGCCGGTTGCCGGCGCATCTTCCTGCTCCCCGCCATAACCAAAGTTGGCACCGCTCACGCGACGGTTTGTGGTCATGTTACCGTTCGGCATCGGCACGATGCGCGGCCCCATTGCAGTCACGACGCTGACAGGGCGCAGCAGCTCAATCACTTCGGTCGATACATCTTCGGGTACAAGGAAACCGCCGGCGGTACCGGTGCTCATGTTCTGGTTGGCAAAGAGACCGCTGTCGCCGTTGGCTTCAGCCATCTGCTGCGCGACATAGTGATTGCCGCCCGCAGCGGCGATCGTGCGGACCATGCGGCCAAAGGTCAGACCCTTTTCGGCTGGTTTCGCAGGCGTGGTGCCTGCAACCGGCGCGGTGCTGCCAGGAAGAGGTTCAGGCGTACGCGCGGCGGCGGCACGACGGCGCTCAAGATCTTCGAGGCGTGTCAGTTCAGTGGCCACCTTGTCATCCTGCGCTTTCAGCGCATCAAAAGCAGTTACCTGCTCGGCAGTCATATCGTCACCATCGGGCACAGATGCGAGCAGCGCATCCATCTGGTCGATAATACCCGCGCGGCGGGTTCTCAGCTCAAGGATTTTATCCATGATCAGCTCCTTATTGCGGCACGCCGCGTTTCAATGTCGGTGGAAGCGCGCGCACGGCTCCCCACCACTGGTTGCCGGGTGCGCCCGGATTTCTCTGACAGCAGCGCCTCAAGGGTGCCGACACGGTCAGCCATGCCCGCTTTCACGGCACGGGCAGCGGAAAGCATCGCCCCTTGACCGAATTCGGCGCGGACACGGGCTTCGGTCACTTTGCGACCGGCGGCGACATCAGCGATGAAGACTTCTTCGATCGCATCGATGTCGCGCTGGATGGCGGCCTTGCCTTCTTCGGTGCTGGGATCTGGCCGCTTCATCGGCGCGCCGGTGCTGACCACCTCATAGGACCGGCGACCGTTGGCATCCGGCGCTTCTTGGCGGGACATCGAGGCGACAACGCCGATCGACCCCACGGCAGCGGAGCGATCCATCACAATCTCGCTGGCCTGCGATGCCAACCAGTATGCAGCCGACGCACCATTGCCGGTGATGTATGCCGTGATCGGCTTGGTGGATGCGCGAAGGGTCTCTGCGGCCTCGCCCAAGCCGGACACAACACCGCCCGGGCTATCGAACAGCATCACGATCCGCTCGACGTCAGCTGATGCGAGCGCTACCCGATGATCACGCATCACAGCATCCAGTGATGTGCCGTCAGTCGAGGCGTTGACCATGTTTGCCCGCGGGAAGATCGCGCCGATTACCGGTATCACCGCGCAGCCGTCACGGATGGTCGACATCCGCGCACCTTCCAGCCGCGTGCCAACAGAAGCGATTGCCATCCTGGACGCGTCGACGTTCTCGATATGGCCGTCCCGCGCAATGCGCTCAAGAATATCATCATCCAGCGCGCGCGCCGCGATGGCCTCGATCGCAGCAAGATAGTCGGGAAGGATTGCCCACGGCTGCGACCGGATAGCTGCAATCAGTGCAGTCAGATCTTTGCTCACTCGTTTTCTCCATTTGCAGGGGGGCTTTCGGCAGACTTGCCAGCCACTTGAAAGTTGGACGGCATCCAGTAGTCGGTGCCTGCTGCGCCTGGGATGTCGGGCTTGTTCTCGTAGCTGCGCAGCTCGTTGCCGTTGACCATGCCCATCTGACGCTGGAGCCAGAACGCTTCCATGCGGCTCTTGAGGTCACCTTTGACCAGGGCGTCGGTGACGTGCTCGAAGTAAAAGCCTTCGCGGGCAAAGGCCTTGGTTGCCGCCTGCGCCAGCCGCGCATAGTGCGGGCCGAGGTGATAGATCACGAACTCAAGCGATTGCTGTTCGATGTTCCCAAAGGTCGCCTTTGACAGATCGAAGATCAGGTGCGGCGGCACGCCCCAGATCCGTGCAAGGTCCACCACCTGAAACTGGCGTGTTTCCAGGAACTGGCTTTGGCGCATGTCGTGGGTCAAGAAGTTTGCCTTGAGATCCTGATCGAGGACTGCGATCATCTCACCGTCCTGCCCTGAGTAGAGCTTCGACCAATCCTCCTTGATCCGGCGCTTGTCCTCTGTGCCCACCTTTTGCTCGGTAGACAGCACCGTCGACGGTCTGCCACCTTTGTTCCAGAACCGCGCGGTGTGATCAGAGGTGGCAATCGCCCCACCAAGCGCGTCGCGCGCATACTGAATTGGGTTCAGACCGTTCAGCCCGTTCCGGGAGAACCCTGGCACATGGAAGATGTCCCGCGCCGGAAACCGCTCATGCGTTCCGTCAGGCAGTGTCGCGTCATAAAAGAGGATCGTGCCCTCTTGCCGATCGAAGTATTCGGCGACCAACACAGTCCCAGGCTTAAGCCGTGTCAGCACCTTTGCCCGACCATCAAGACCCCGGCTGACGTAGGCGTAGAAGTCACCGGCCAGCAGAATATCCGCCATCAGCAGTTCAAGGAATGCAAACGGCGTCTGGTGGCTGTTGGGCGAAACCTTGAATAGCTTGCCTTCTGTCTCTTCCAGAGCGGCGAAGCGACCACTTTCCCGGCGTTGGTAGTAATGCAAGGGCGTCATGGCGAACACGCCAGTCAGGATCCGCAGCGCCTGCAGCGTGGCCGGAATAGACAGAGCGCTCTTTTCGTCGACGCGGACGCCGGTTTTCGAGCGACCAGCGGTGACAATGCCGTTCCACTGGCGTTCGCTCTGGACATCCGCACCCGCCGCCTGAAGCGGAGGCTCAGCGCGCACGGATTGCGTCGCCTGCCCTCGGGCTGGCTTCCAGAAGTCCATAATTCCCATGATCAGATCCCTGTATACTCAAATGCCTGCGCACCGGCGGCGATCGGGTTGCGCGACATCATCATAAAGGCATCGAACGTCGCCATGAGCGGGTCGATCTTTGCCTTGCCGGCTGTTTCTTTCGTGATCAGGACAGCATTGCCCCGTTGTTCAGTCTTGGCGTTGCCGAGAACCCAAGCCATCATCGGCGAACCGCAGTGACGAAACGTCCCATTCTTGAGCTTACGCTCCATGCCGTTGATTGCGGGCGTCAGTCTGTACCCCTGCCCCACGGCCACCATCATCTTGTGCTCGACGCCGCGTGACGCCATTTCATCGACCAGCGCACTCACACCCATCGGATCGAGACCAACCGCGCCCTCTTCGGGCAGCAATCCGGATTCGAGCAGCTGCTCGACGATATCGGCGACCTCGACGATGTCCCTGGTCGGCTCATCATCGCCAACCGTTATCAGATCCCCAGCTGCTGCAAAATCCTGCAGTGTCGGCGCGATTTCTTTGCGCTTGAAGACTTCCGGATGCGCCCAGGCTTTTGCCCAGTGCAGCCAGTCCTTGGTTTCACGGTCCCGACCGATCACGGCCAGCCCCATCAGATCGTCCAGACCGCCGCCATCGATGCCGACCACTGCAACCTCGCAGCGCGCAATCAGCGATTTGAGGTCGAGACCGGCCAGCGCAGCGCCTTCCCAGTAGTTTGCGCCCACCCAACTGTTCGACTTCAGACCGAGGCCGATCTGCACATTGAAGTGCTGGGACGCTAGAAGCGCCAGCTCGGCAGGTCCATCGCGCAGCGCCGTGGTCAACTGATCCGCCAGAAACGCCTTATCGACGGATCTGTTCAGGTTCGGATTGACCAGCCCCCAGGTTGCCGCATCCTTCCAGCCGCCCGACTTTTGCATCTTGGCCGGAAGCTCATAGAGAACCGCCAGCAGCGGCAGCTCCAGTTCACCGTCCCGCACAGCGCGGGCCCGATCGAGTTCTTTCTTGAACACGCCCGCCGGCGGCGCTTTCGACTGCGTCGTGATCTGCAGTAAGAACCCGTCAGGCCGCGCCGCCAGCGCGCCACGCACCTCGATGAATACCGCGTCGGCCTTCGACTTGGTCGCGAACTCGTGCGTCTCATCGATCAGCGTGAAGGTGGACTTGCCCCCTGTGATCGCATCCGTGTCAGCCGCTTTGATTACGATCTCGGCCAGCGAGAGGCGATGCGTAATTTTCTTCAGGTGGTCCTGAAGGTGAAACGTCCGCGTCAGATCCGGGTCCAGGCGAATGATGCCCTTGGCTTGCTTAAACGCGATCGCCGCAATCGTCTTAGTCGGGGCGATCAGCAGCAGTTCGGCTTCGGGCCGCTCGTTCATAATCGCCGCCGTCACGATGATCGCGGCGGCGATGCTCGACTTGCCGTTCTTCTTCGGCACCATCATGAAGAATTCGCGGATCATGCGCCGCTTGGTGACCGGATCATAGGATCCGAAGATTGCCCGCACGAATGAGAACACCCATTCGTCACAGGCTTCGCCATAGGTCGGCGTCCCGATGATGTCCGGCACCCGCAGGCGCTTGAATATCCGGAGCGCCTTAGCCGCGACCTCATCGAAGAGCGGCAAGTCCGGAATTAGCGAACGACCCTGGACGATCCTTTCTTCCCAGTCCGGTACCGCAGTTGACCAGTTCGCCGGTTCTTCAGGCAGAGCGTCCAGCATCAGTGGGTCTGCCCACCGCTGAACTGTAGATCTTCACCCCAGGTGTCACTTTCGCCCGCCTCTTTCGCCTCGATCGCTGCCCGCTCCTTCTTGCCCATCTTTTCCTTTGGATCGTCATTGCTTTGCGCACGCTCAAGACTGCGAGCGGCGTACATGCGATCGTTCTTATCCATCATCTGGTCCAGCAGCTTCAGCGCCGTCATGTTGCCTGCGTTCGCCTGCTCAAGTGCGATCTCAAATTGACGTGCAACCAGCCGGTCGCGCATCACGTCCCTAATTTTCAGATCGGCTCTAAAATACCGCTTCAGGGTGGCTAGCGAGATGTCCAGAGCGTTGGCAATCCGTTGGTTGCCCCAACCCAAAGCCAGTAACATCTTGACTTTGTTACGATCTTTATCTGTTGCCTCATATCTTGGTCGCCCACGCTGCCCGAGACCGGGCTGGATAGGGTTACCAAAGAGGTCAAAAAGTTCATCCACCGAAAAAAATTCTCCGCGTGAGGGAAGGTGCCGGTCTAGGTCTGGATCAGGGCCTAGGGATTTGACCCCCCATACCCCTCTGACATCCGGCTATAGTTCAGCGCGCTCCGCCCGCTGCTTTTCGCTGTTGTGGCACGGTGCGCAGAGGCACTGGAGGTTCTGGTCATTCCAGAACAGTCCTGCGTCACCGCCGTGTCTGATTGTGTGGTCTGCAACAAGTTGCGACGTGTCTGACCTGACATCGCCGCACATTTGGCAGGTGAAGTTGTCACGCAACAGAACCGACCAACGCAGCCGCTGCCATCGCGCCGTCTTGTACCAGCTGCGCCATGCCAGCCGCTGGTCACGCTCTCTGCTCTGATCGTTCCGCGTCTGTGGTGCGAGATAGCCAAGCTTCGGTGCCACACGGTGAAGGCCATCAGGTAACTGACGAAGCTTGCCCATCCGTGACCCCTAAACGCAAAGCGCCCGGAGCAGGTTTACCGTCCGGGCGCAGAAGTGTTGTTGGCATGATGTCTAGGGGGGCTAACCCTGAGGCGCAACAACTTTCTTCCATGGTGTCATGGGCGGCATGCAGTCATCCACTGACCACCTGGATAGATTAGTGTGTATTTCGAATGTGATACGCAGTTCACTTAATGCTGACCACCACTGTAAATAATTGCGCCGAGCCGCTGCTACCTGCCCCGCATCAGGCCGATACACGATCGGACAGACCTGCACATCATGACGACGAGGTCTCAAGCCAGAGGAATCAATCTCGATGCCGAGGCTCATGGTCTTTGCCCTTCGACCATACGGATTGACGTGCCAGTCTTTCGGTTCACAGCGCGGCTGCACCCCAACTAACGCGTCTGGCATCGCCCTCGCCCGCGCCAGTTCAGCAATCTGCACGGCCATACGCCGACCACCACAGCCCTCTGGTAACACAGCCACAGCGGCTGCAACCAAGTCAGCATCAGGATCCGGTAGCGACCGGCCACCGCCATCGATCCGACAGCCGAGCGCGCCGCGCTGCGCCATCAGGTAAGCATTCCCGATCGAACCATAGCCTATTGCCAACGTGCCTGCGTCTTCGAAGTCGATCGAGGCGCACTCATCCGCAAAGGCCCATTCCAGCAACGACTGGATGCTGACCTGCCGCCGCACCCTTCCGTTTGCATCCCCGACCGCCTGAGCTGCAACTGTTTTGCCGATACGGCGACCCGACTGGACGAACCTTTGCGCCATCATGCAGCATCCCCCGACACGTCAGACTGATTGCCGACCAACCCTTCGACATAGGCGACTTTGCCCTGGTACCACTGAAGCCATTGGGCCTCATCATCGGGCATGGTGTGGCCCCGCGCGATCCGATCCTTGGCAAGCTCGACCCGACGCCGCCATTCCTTTGCCTTGTCAGCGACGACTTTCTTATCCATCGGC